ACATCACCATTCTTTATCCTGATGGGATTAGATATAGATCTGTTGAACTGACTAACAACAACAGGACTATGACCATAGAAGTCACGAGCGTATCTAAGCTCATCACTCATCTTGTCAATAGCTTGTTTCTTAGTTGGTTGGTCTTTGGTTGTCTTAAGCAAACCAATATGATCTAGCACAACTAGTGTCACTTCATTAGGATTGTTAGGTATATAAATCTTGTTGTATTCATCTTGTTGTACTATCTCACCACGCTCTAGTGCATACGCTTTGAGCTCTTTGGCAATACCTACAGGATTCTCAGGACCATCAATGATAGTTACCATCTCTGATAACTCATTCATGTAGTCTTCATACATAAGAAACAAGTCATGCTCATCCTTAGTCATCTTTTCTGTCCAACCTAATAGTTTGTTCACTGGTATTATTATACCCTGATCAATAAATATCTTACGTGAAGTCCATTTAGCAAACTTGTAAGTTCTACTACGCTCCATAGATCTATACCACACCTTCACCTTAATCCCTGAAGCTCTACCTTCTGGTGATAGAGCCCAATCTACAGGATTAAGAACAAAAGCGTCATCTATAAAGCTAGTCTTACCTGAGCCAGTTAGACCACCTATAAGATAGTACATAGACTTTCTAATGCCAACATACCTATTAAGTCTGTCAAAACCCATAGGTATACCACCATTACGCCCTTCCATACCCTTCTTTACTTCTTGTTTCAATAATTCAAAACTCATATGTTTTTGTTTTAAAAAGGATAGTCATCATTTAAGCTTGGCCCACCTATGTTCTTGTTCTTCTTTTTCATTTGATTCTTAACATCTTCAATGCTTCGTGGCACATATGCACCTGTTGGTCCTTTCTCATAGTTCTGCCATGCTTTCTTGTGAGTTCTCTGCCAGCTATAAATCTGACTGCCTTCATCACAAGGAATGAACTTTGCACCTTTTATTGCTTCTTGCCTATCAGGTACTATGCGCCATTTACCATTGATGTTTATCCACTTCCTCTTTTTCATAACTAAAATCTTAAGTCACGAAAATCATCATCATCATCTTCTGGCCAGATAAACTTACCTAACCATATAAATAATCTAGCTACGACTAGCCATAGTATTATGCTTGCTATTATCTTCATAATCTTTATTTTTTGATATTTCTCTTAGTTTTTCAAAAGCGTTTGTCATTTTTGCATTGTCTGAATAGTATTCATTTCTAATACGTTTCATCCATTCGTTAAATTCTTCTGACATAATTATTGTTTTAGATATCTGTAGGACCTCCTGAGGGATGTGTGGGTTCTCTATCCTTGTCTTCCTCCATTAGTTCAATGAAGCCCTCAAAGGTGCGCTGATTCAAATAGGGTATAGATCCTTGCATAAAGCTCATGCAGTTTTTTCTCTCTTTGAGTGAACGTTCTATTTTACGTTCCACCTCATATTGTAGAGCTTTTGTGAGCTGTACTGCTGTATAATCTCCCTCTTCTAGTATAGCTTTGAACTTCCTCCTACATTCTTCTTTACCTCTGCGTAATGCTCTGGTGCCTTTGAACACCTTACCATTCACTTCAAAAGAATCTGTAGGTGGATAGTTCTTCCACCACTCCTCAAAATCTGTCGTTACAGGTTTACGTTTAATTATTTTATTATCTGTTGCCTCATCGATGAATTTCAACAAATCTTTGCCTACTGTTGTAAGCTTCTCCTCATCTTCAGTTATTAGTCCCTTCCTTACCAAAGAGTGATAAAGACCAGCAATCTTCATACTATCCTCATACAAGGGTTGTATGTCATACTGGTCTTCGATCAACTTGAGTAAGTAAATTATGTCAAGATTATAACCTTTCTTGATGAGTTCCTTGAACATTTGTGAGGTTATGTGCATTCTCATCTTTAATTGGTTTTTCTACTATTATGGTTGCTGGTTTCTTTCTCTTCTTCTGTTGTTCGTGTTCCCACTCTTGCCATTCTAGTTCCATTCTATATTGGCGTTCTCCTTCATACAACTTATCATTAGCATAAGCTGCATGTTCCCAGTCTTCATTAATTAGTTTTGACATCTTTCTTCTTTGGTTTGTTTTTACTTCCTTTTGGTCTACCTCTTTTACGTTTTGGTGCTACACCACCTTCCCAAGCTTCGTTAACATTAGGTGTTGATGGATCATCTCCAACAAACTTTCCTTTCTTACGTGCTCTCTTAGGTGGTTCATCTGGTAGCTCTTTACTATCAAATAGAATTGCACAAATTGTGTAAGCCAATCCTAAGATCATTGCTATAACTGTAAATAATAATACTGCGTTTTTCATAATTTAAAATTTAATTGTGTGTTAATCTTTTATTCTTAGTCCAAATTGTTCATAAAACCAGTTAAAGGTTTCATTTGCCTTGGTAGTATTAAACTTAAACACCTTCTTAAGTGTCTTGATGGCATATCTCTTGAACTCTTTGTGTTGTTCTCTTGTCATAGTCCAGTTGAAATACCACTTGTCATCATCTAGTGTATCCACTAATCGTTTACCCACCATATCTAACTGATACTCAATAAGATGTCTAGTTAGATTACCTCTATTTATTTCTGCTTTTTTCTTCATTAACCAAATAGATTTAGTTGACCAGGTACATAAGAGCTTTTCTTACGTTTACCCTTTGTCAATATCTTAGTTATCATACTCTCAGCCTTGTCTATGTAATAAGCAAAGTTAACATTGTCCACAGGTGAATTAGATGGTAGAGTGTTACATACATAACACTTCCATAAACCAGCTTCCACTTGACTTCTTTTAGCAGCTTTACTATCAGAAGACTCGTTCTTCACTTTGTACACTTTCTCACCAGTCCTACCTACATAATACCTGATGAGCTTGTCATACTTTGTAACTTGATTGTCATCATCTACACCTTCATAGTGAAAGTCCTTAGATGCTTTCTTTCTGATACAGAAGTCATAGAGGTTCTTATGATTCATAATAGTCTCTCTGACAGGCGTACCATTTACATAGTATTGCTCTAGTGCTATAGGCACCACCCTTGCAGACTTGTTCTTATGTAGTTCAAAGTCTGTAAGGAAGTCACCTTTCTTCTTTACATAACCATCTGGCATGATAGCAATATAATCATTAACTGTTGAAAAGATAATTTTCTTATAGTCCGTTCTTTCCAAAACATATTGTGTTAGCTCGGACCACCACTCATTTATCTCGTGCATCTTAGGAATCAAGTCTTTTCTCACTTTAATTGTTACACCATCTGTATTAGCAGAGATTATCTGTATGTCATTCAGTTCATATTTCTCGATAAGCATCATCAAACTAAGCTCACCAGTTATAGTGGTGAACATAGTGAGTTGCCTATCATATATCCATGAATTCATATCAGATGACTTACCATATACAGAGTTAACTGCAAGTTTAAGTGCTCCTACAATTCCTTCGATTCTTCTGTCTGTTTTTGCTTGTGGTTTAAGCTCTAGTCTTTTCTCAAACATTTGCTTATACCCACGTAAAAACTCTTTACCTAAATGAGCAGGATATTTCCCACTATTAATAATAATAGCAGGATAATAGCTAGCCACGTCCCAGTCAATGATCTCATACTCTTCGTCTTCTTCAAACACTTCAGGCTTGTTTTCAGTGTGGAGGCCACCCTTCATGAATGAATAGACATTATCATAAAAATGTATGTGTTCTTTGAAATCATCTTGCAATCCTAGTTTGAGTCTCTTGATATTTTTGAGAAACTGTTGCAGCTGTTCAGTTTCAAATGAGACATATCCAGCAATGCAGTTTTTGATATCTATACTTTTTCTGAAATAACCTTTACGTGGAAGCTCTCTCACATCTATCCCCTTCTCTTCACAGTAATATTTCTTGATTATCTCATCCCCTATCTTACTATCTGAATAGTTCAGGCATGGTATACCAAACTCTTCTTCAATATCTCTCCTCAATTGAATTTGGTTGTTGCCTTTGTACAATGGGTGATCTGTATCACCTAGGGTTATTTTATAGAATTCATACGTTGCATCGACATCATTAAAACAGTACTGCAATGACAGGAACACCTCATCCTTAGTCAAATCTGTTTTAGCATAATGTATAGGCATCTCTTCGATGTTCTCTAGGTCCATCTCAAACTCAAGTCTCTTAAGACTCACTCTACGATTCTTGTTATCATAATGGTGAACTTTGAATAAATCTATTTGTTTTAAGGATAGTTCATGCTCTCTGTATTCAGCAAAGACATCATAATTTGCATCATGAATTACATCTTGTGCCTTCTGTGCAATCTTTGCACATATCTCTAGTCCAGAGAGCTCATGCCAGTACTCTTGGTTTCTGAGTATCCACTCAACCACCTGAGCATCAAAGCGTAGGTTGTTATAACCCACCCAATAAGCATTCTTATGTTTATCAGTGTATTTAACAAACGCATCCAACTGATTCTGCCACTTGCTCACCACAAAGCTACGAGGTGTCTTCTCAGGCTCCATACATACAACTATGAAGCACTCCTTCATGGTTTCTATGTCATATATAATTACATTATTATCAGTGTTCATATTTATTCTTCTTTATGTTCTTTCCAGTCCAGCCATAAGGCTGCTAATACAATAATATTCATCCCAAAAGATGCAATAAGTTCATACACATCTTCATATATGTTAGTAGATAAATGAATGTGCCCAACCATCCAGAATGGTACTGCAAGATTGGACCCTATCCACCTAACTAAAAATGTTATAAACTTACCCATTAAATAACAAGAGAGATTACAAATATAGTTAATCCTTAGCTATGTTACAAGGATTAGTTATAGTAATATCTCACATGATCGTTGTACATCACCACTTTTGTTGGGTTCTTCATGTGGTTTAGTATGTTCACCATGTTACCTGTTAACTCTATCCCCTTAGATGGAGTGATTTTAGCTACAGGTGTAGTGGTTACTTGACGCTTCTTGTACGTACGCTTAGTATTAGCTACGTTGTGTAGCTTTTGGTACACACTACGTGTAGGAATGCCCCATTCATTAGAAAAGCGCTTAGCAATCACTAAACGAGGTTCTTCTGTTTTCAAAGCTTCACGCATTGCACTCACTTGTTTTTTTGTGTAACGAACATAAGTTCTTCTTTTTTTTGAATTTTCCATGTTTAAAATTTAATTATTAGTTATTATTAATGTATCTCAAAGCCTCCACACTCTTTTAGAAACTCTATCCAATTCTTTATATGCCACACTGGTGATGAATGTGTTGGATGATATATATTACCATCTTCTCCAACCACCTTTGTGAACTTTACAGTTCCAAAAGGCCAGTCATCATTAAGAGAATCTTGTATCTCTTCATCAACATACTGACCATTGCTGGTAGACCAAGAACCAAGATTGATGTACATTACATCATCTTCATGTTCCATGTCTGCTTCCTGTTCTATCAGGTGCTCTAATGCATTAGCAAGCTGAAGACACTGAAAACCATCTTCTAGTCCATCACCACCATTCTCACCCCATCCTTCTGTACCATAATCCAGTCCTGCGTTAATCATTGCTATCTCTGATAGATAGACAAGAGGTCTCCAGCCCCACCAGTTACTCCTGAAATAGTATCCAGGATTATCATCTTCAAACTTCTCTAGTTCATCAAAGTATTCTTTCTTTTCCTCTTCTGATTCTATTTTAGTCCAATCTTTGTCAGGCTTTTCATATCTGAGCTTAGGCGCTCTACCATAAATGTCTACTCCCATAATATTTATTCTTCTTCGTTATAAAAATCTGCGTGCTCTTTACAATCTGAGCATACATCTGTTTCACCCCATCTTGAAGCTCCACAGCAATTACTTAGTTCTTCCATAATTATTCTTCTTCTAAGTATAGTTCTTCTGCGTCCTCATCATCAGTTAAGAATCTGAGAATCACTAAGTTATCTTCGTATACAGGATCTACAATCCCTCTCTCTAGTTCATCTTCGTTAACAAAGATTTCTAGTAGTCCATCAAACTCTTGCATGATGAAGTTCATTTCAGTTATTGTAAATGGTATTAGTTCTTCTGAACGATTACCTGGATCAAACCAACCTATCTCATCTGGTATAGCAGCTATTCTGCCATCATCTGTAATAAGCCATGGTTGAACAGGAAACCCACATTCAAACACCATCATATCATAACTTACTTGTTCGTGTATGCCCTCTTCTTTAAGGGCCCACACTTCTACTTGTTCCTTCTCTTCATTCCCAAGATTGAGCTCGTTCATAAATAACATTCCAACTTCTAGCTCCTTAGGATTGTAGTGACGGAATACTAATTCACAAGCTATCCACATATCACATAAATGTTATACTATTACCACGTTTGTTGAATTCTTGACCACATGTGTCACATTCACCCTCGTTGTTATAGTAGTTAAACTTAATTCCACCTTTCATACAGGATGGACATAGAACAAATGGCTGCATATTGCTAGACATTTCTTCTGGTAATTCTTTTGCTCCTTGCATTTTCTTTTTTATTTATAATAACACTACTTCTACCCAACCTTTCTCAGAGTGTTCTGCTTCTGCAGAAAAACCCTCATCTTTTAGTTGTTGTTCTAATTCTAGAGCTGCTTCCCATAGTCCTGGTTCAGGAATCTCATCATGTTCATCATCATAATAAACATCACCACGACATTGATAGAACCTATCATCTAGCCCTTGGTCTACAAACTCAAACTCATAACCTTTTACTCTTCTTACTCTTTCCATTTTTATTCATTTATAATTTCTACTTCAGTCCATGCTGCTAAATGTACTACTTCACCATCATCTTTGGTGCAATAGCTATACATTCCGTCTATGGATCTAAAGTTAAGTTCTTCTCCTTCTGTAATTTGAGCAGCACCTGGTGGTACTTTATCCTCAACTATTACTTTAATTCTGCTATTTCTAGGTACATCGTATAGTTTCATAATATTGTGTCTTAATCATTTGTTACTTCCAATTCTGCTTCTAATAGTTCCATTGCGTCTTGTACATATGTAGCATCGATATTTTCTACATAGATTATCAAATTTGAACCATTTGGCATTTTTTCTAAAATTATCTCATCAGCTAACACCTGACCTAAATCACTATCGTAATAATGCACGTCTTCACTAATAAGTATGTTATGAGGATCTTTACAAGCAATATACACTTCATATCCATCTGCTGTTGATTCTTCATATATATAGAAGTCTGCTTTATCATTAAAAGGGACATCGTATGTTAGCTCAAAGCTAAAAGCTTTCTGTAATTCTTCTCTAGTCATATTGTGTGTTTTTGTGATTTCTTTGTTTTAGGTTGTATTGCTGTGCAATATAATTGATGTGTCTAGATGTTGTAGCTGACCACCATCCATGAACAAGAAGTTGTCCAGCTTTCTGATCAATTGTAGCAACATGTGTATTATAACTATACACATTGTCATCTTTTACCTTCAGGTTCTTCTTATATCTATCCATGTCCAAAGTATTTTATGCATTGATGATCCCACCAAGACAAATGTTCATACTCTTTCTCTGTGTAAACATGTACACGTCCTTTCTTGTCTGTAATGCAATGCAAACCTGTTGCAAGCACCTTATGTTCTATTATGTGTTTGTTATTAGTACTCATGATCAAAATGATTGTTTAGTATTAGTTTCTCTATATCTTCAAGTTGATCACTACTTAGTAAGTTTGTGATATCTTGTCCACTACACTGAATCTTGTCTATTTCAAACTCAGCTGGTGCACCTGGATAACCTGATCCATCTGGATAGTAATCCACTCTTGCTTCTGCAGGACTATAACATCCTGTAACAAAGAGTACCACATCGCAATACTCTATGTCAAAAGTTTCTCTTTTAGCCATGTTGTTATTGTATTAATCTTATTGAAACCTTATTCCACTTACCATATCTCATGTCCGTGTTAACAAGAAAGTCTATTCTCTTAGTCCATCTCTTGTTCATTCTGTCTTGCACTGTCCATATGCCATCCATATCTCCAGCGTTCTCAATACACACCTTAGCTCCAAAGACAAAACCCAAAGGTTCTAAATCTCTACTAACAGCTATCCATCTATGCCCTGCAGGATTATCCTTATTGATAACTCTATTAGATGCTGTGATGAATGGTGTGTCATCTGTTTGAGATGGTGTAGCGTGATAGATTGTAGCCACCACGCTGACAATCATGAAAAAGCTCTTCATAACTAATAACCTATTTGTTCTAGCATATCATCTTTAGCTTCCACTGTGTACATACTATTAGATATACTACACATAAACAACACTCCATATAGGAATGCCACCTTTCTAAACTTGTAAAACTCTGTTGGGGTTAACTGTATCTTTCTCATTGTTGTTGTATTTATTGATTAAACGTTGTATTTATTAATATGCTCTATGCCCAGAACATGTGAAGTAATGAAATAGCCAGTGCTGCACCTATTGCAATAACAATTGCACAACAACCTGCTCTCATATTATGTTCATAATGATGTTTAGAACGTCCCTGATAGCCAAACTCTTTATCATCCATATCATGTATATTTACCTAAGAAGAACATAACAACACATAGTATAACAAGTATAAGGATTGCTGTGTTGCAAGTATCGTCATTTCTTTTCATAATGCTATATATATTATTTATTGAAACACTCTATTTAAGAGGTGGTAAAAGGTGGTAAAAAGTGGATGGTGTTCACACACCCACTCTTTCATACACATAAAACACACACCATTCTGTGTTTTAAAAGCCCACCCTATGTCTTTTCTCCCACCCTATATATAAACCCACTCTCAACTTGTGTTATTTCAGTCTGGAGTTACTCACAGGTAAGTATTAATAGTCTTGTTACTAATATGTGGTCTTCACATATCAAACTATTAGCTTCTGCTATTGAGTGGGTTATAAGGTAATAGGAGAGAGCTGTTACACTCTCCCCTTTTGAGGGTTTTGCTTAGAAAGCAACCAACTCACTTGGGTCAAAGGTTGGAGCTTGGTACTCAGCAACCTCTCCTGTGACATTGAACTCAACAAGAGCACCACCACTTGGCAT